AGTTCCCCTTATGTGTAAGTTTCTGGGGTGAGCAGGATCCTTTAGCCATCATATCGTGATCCATATTTTTAAGTTTGGCGGGTGCCAGTGTGTGCCTAAGTGATTTGATTTTGTTTAGTTGCGTTTGCGTTTGCTGCCTAATGTCTAAACAGGCCTGTGCGATCTGTTCAAACTTTTTGTATGCTTTTTTGCTGAGTGCTTTGCGATCTTTGATTACAATACTCCAGTATGCACTGAAACTATTGTAATATGTCACACTGGTTTTGTATTCTGCTTCAAACTCGTCCTGGAACTGCATAAGAAATAAAATATCATCATAGTGTGGATGACCTTCAATTGTGTCCACAGGAATACCTTTTTTTGTGCACCAAGCGGCAACACGCCAGTTCTGGCGAGTCACTTGATGATCAAAGGAATAGTATTTTTCTGCTGAAATGAAATCTCTTGTCATACACAAGTATATATGACACAGACAAAAAAAGCAACGATTTAGGTGGTCAAAATAGCCAAAAGAAAGCCCAGCGAACTGGGCTTTAAGGGAATAAGTGTTGTCAGGGCGGGCGGCTGTTTAACAGAGATTGGATTTCAAATGGCACCATAGCGTGAACTGTGATGTGGACTCTACCGCTGAGTCTGCGTTTCAGTTTCTTATTAGAAACTCCTATCCTGACAACGTAATTATTTAGTCCTGCAGTTCAAGAACATCAGGAATTCTATAGCCCATCAAGCCTTCCAGGGCAGACAACAGCACAGCGTGTGATACCCAATCTTCTGTGATGATGCTGGTGTTTGCTTCGTGTATCAAATATTCATTGCGTGTGCGTATGTACCAGTCGCAGGTTTCTTTGGAGTTTTCAGCAATCATTTCTTCTGCACCTGCCAGCATTATATCCATTTCAAAACGATGAACAGGAGTCCAACCAGGCAGGCCCCAGCGATCAAAATTAAACCAAACTGTTGTATTCATCTTGTATTTAATCTGGATTTTTTACAGGAGTAAATACCCTATAATGCTAAAAGAAAAGTTTGAAGCCTTTGTGGCTCAGTTTGCCAAATACTATTGGACATCAGATCCAGGGGCTTATCGCTCAAAACAACACAAGACCAACACAGACATAGTGGGTGCCACAATTGAAATTGAACAGTGGTTGCCACGCACAGAATTGTGTGCGGACTGTGCCATAGTTGCTGACAAGTGCATTGTGCGTACTGCCAGTTGGAATCACAGCAAACGGCAGTGGAACATACGTTGCACCACTTGCAAATCAAATTGGAATAAAAATACAGGTGAATTTGTCAAAGGCAATTTGACAGTGTACGGTGGCAACAAACTGCCTGCGTGTTTTAGAAAAGAAACTTAGACACCATAAAACTCAGTGCACCAAACAGCACTGCAATCAACACGTCTCTGGCCTTGATCCATTCTACGCTGTTGCCTCTGTTGATTTTGTGCAGGGTGCTGTGTATGTCTGTAACCATTAGTTCCAGTTTCTCCATACGTGCTTCAATCTGATCCAAACGATTGGCCAAGCCCAGATAACGCAGTTCACATAGACTCACGTGTGCATCAAGACTGGTGCGTTCAATATCTGTCATATTATGCCAACACACTGTCTGTGAATGTTGTGCCGCCATTCACACCATCAAAGTGCAACAGCATCAAGGTATTGGCATCTGGATCAAATGCTGAGGTAGCAGGAGTAAAGGCTGCGGTGTAGCGAGCACTGTTGCTCACACGCATTTCATCAATGAATCCCACTGGCTGGAATTGTCCCACAGTGGCAAAGTCATCAGTGAACAGCACCAATCTACTGGCTATCAAATTGGTGCCATAACTGGCAGATGATTTTTGCACACCATCCACAAAGTATTTCACTGTGCCACTGGCACGTGAAACAGCAATGTGTTGCCACTGATTGGTCACAAGTCCGTGTGCCACGTTGATGATGTAGGCATTGCTGTACACGTAAAAATTACCACTCAATAGTCCACACATAAAATAGTTGCCGTTGATGCCTACAGGTCGTGTTCCAAAGAATGTTTGTTGGCCTGACAAGGAAGTTGGGTAATACCAAAACTCCACTGTGAAGTCTGCTGTGCCAAATGCAAAGTCTGTGCTGGGTGTCACTGTCAAATAACTGCCTGAACTCACTGTGGTTGCGGCACTGGTGGTGCCAAACTTGACCTGTGTGGTACTGGTTGTGATTGCTGTGCCAGACCTGGTAATGGTGTGTCTTGGTATCACGTAACTTATCAGGCTTTTAAGTGATCTTAACCCATTTTTAATGGAGTTACTACTCATATAACGCAGACTCATTATGTTATCTCGCTGCCAAACAAACTAAACGACTGTGCAGTACCTGACGTGTACACAGTGACCACATCCGTTGCGGCCAATGATATTCCTAAAGTTAAGAATATGGTATCATTGGCCTGCACAGTGCTGTCATAGGCCAAGTAGTGTGTGGTTGCCAGTGTGGCACCCGCAGGTCGTATTGCCACACGAAATGTGACATTACTGCTACTCTGATTACAAATTGCCAAGGTACTGACCACTGCCTGGGTGGCAGATGGCACAGTGTACAGTGTAGTTGCTGTTGCGGCTGAAGGCACTACTTGTCCTAATACTTTATATGTTGTTGCCATTTTTTACATTCCTGATAATAAAAACACTGAAAATTCTCCACCACCGCCTGTGCCAGCAGGCCCAGTGGCTCCTGTGGGACCAGTGGCACCTGCTGTGCCGTTTGTTCCTGCAGGTCCTGTTGCACCTGTTACACTGTTGCCCTGAGGCCCAGTTGATCCTGTGGGTCCAGTGGCACCATCTGTGCCGTTTGTTCCAGCAGGGCCAGTAGCACCTATGGGACCAGATGCTCCAGTGGGTCCTGTTGCTCCATTAGTTCCAGCAGGGCCAGTTGCTCCATCTGCTCCATTTGTTCCAGCAGGTCCAGTGGCACCTGTAGGACCTGATGCACCTTGTGGTCCTGTAGCACCAGTACCAGACGGGCCTGTGGCACCAGTTGCACCTGCGGGTCCTGTGGCTCCTGTTACGCCTGTGTAGGCCACCTGTTTGATTACCAAACGAGCAGAATCACCTGTGGGACGAGTTGGATTTGTAGTAGGAGCCTCTCCAATTTGTATACCGCCTGCTATGCTACTGCTTCTCAGTGTGATTACATCACCTGCGGCCAATGACGCCAACACTTGCCAGGATAGAATAGTTCCATTGCTTGAAGTGGTAGTCAGAATTGATCCTTGTGATCCTGCCAGTTGTGTAGGAGTACCACTGGTTGTTTTTACTGCCCAGGCACTCCATCTGGTTGCTTCACTAGAATAGCCGTGAATATAATATTCAATGCTGTAGGTTCCTGCATTGTCTACTGTTAGGCTGTCATTGGCATTGTTGAATGTGATGCCGTTGTTGATACCTAAAGTGTTAAACTGTACCAGATAGTCAACGTTGCCAGTGGCCAAATATTGTTCAGTGTTGCTGTAAACTTCTGCATAGTAGCCTTCCTGTCCTGAACCTGCTGGTCCTGTACTACCTGTGGGACCAGTGGCACCTGTTACACTATTGCCTTGTGGGCCAGTTGAGCCAGTGGGACCAGTTGAGCCAGTGGGACCTGTTGCTCCGTCTGTTCCGTTAGTGCCAGCAGGTCCTGTAGTGCCTTGCGGTCCAGTGGCTCCATCTGTGCCATTTGTTCCTGTAGGACCTGTACTACCCGTGGGTCCAGTTGATCCTGTAGGGCCTTGCGGTCCAGTGGCTCCATCTGTGCCATTTGTTCCTGTAGGACCTGTACTACCCGTGGGTCCAGTTGATCCTGTAGGGCCACTTGCTCCTGTGTTTCCTTGCGGTCCTGTTGAACCAGTAGCACCTGCTGTGCCTTGTGGACCTGTTGTGCCTTGTGGCCCAGTTTCACCTACAGGTCCTGTGTTTCCCTGTGGTCCTTGTGGTCCAGTACTACCAGTAGGACCTGATGCTCCTGTGGGACCTGTGGTTCCTTGTGGTCCAGTTGGCCCTTGTGGGCCAGTGCTACCAGTGCCGCCTTGTGGGCCAGTGTTACCAGTAGGGCCAGTGGTGCCTTGAATGCCTTGTGGACCTGTTGGACCACTTGCACCTTGTGGCCCTGTAGTGCCTTGTGGACCTGTAGTGCCTTGTGGACCTGTTGGGCCAACAATATCGCCTACGTCATTCCACGCAGTGCCACTCCAAACATATAAGTTACCATCTGCTGATACAATATAAGCATCATTTACTTGATTGCCCACTGCGGGTAAGGCACCCACGGTGGCCACAGTGCCTTTCATTGTGATACTTGTACCTGCAGGTCCAGTGCTACCTTGTGGTCCAGTTGAGCCAATTGGGCCTTGCGGTCCTGTAGTGCCTTGTGGTCCTGTAGTGCCTGTGGCTCCTGTATTACCTATAGGCCCTGTTGAGCCTGTAGGTCCAGTAGCACCTTGTGGGCCTGTAGTGCCTTGTGGTCCTGTGTCTCCTGTAGGTCCAGTGCTACCTTGAATACCCGTAGGACCAGTGGCACCTGTGGCACCTATAGGTCCTGTTGTGCCTTGTGGTCCTGTGTCACCTGGTACAGGATTTGGGAAAAACTGAAATGCATAAGTTGCAGTTGCAAATAAACTACTGGATCCATCAGTGAAAACACTAACAGGAGTCACACCTAATGTATAAAAATTACCACTGTCAGTTATGCTTTCAACTGAGTAATAATAAAAATCACTAGTGGCACCACTGCTACTAAACGACAAGTAACCTAAAGGTGATCCACCAAAACTTGCCCAGCCACTGATAATACTAGCGACATTGGCATACAGTGAAAGAGATTCAGGTAATTGTGCTTTGTCATTCAAGTAAATTAAAGTTACGTTGCTGGGGTTTGATGATCCATTTGAAAACCAAGCACCTTGACCCAGTGTAGAGGCAGCATTAGAACTGCCATAAGTTGAATTACGTAGCCAGCGTATGGCCACTGAAGATACACCTGCAGGGCCAGTTGTTCCTTGTGGTCCAGTTGCTCCGTCTGGCCCTTGATTACCCACTGGTCCTGTGGTTCCTTGTGGGCCTGTGGTTCCTTGTGGTCCAGTTGGCCCTTGTGGTCCAGTAGGTCCACTTGCTCCTGTAGGGCCAGTTGTTCCTTGTGGTCCTGTGGTTCCTTGTGGGCCAGTGGCTCCTGTGACACCAATTGGTCCAGTTGCACCAGTAGGACCTGATGCACCAGTTGTGCCTTGTGGTCCAGTTTCACCTTGTGGCCCAGTTGGGCCATCTATGCCTTGACTTCCTTCTGGTCCAGTAGGTCCACTTGCTCCTGCAGGGCCACTTGCTCCTGTGGGTCCAGTTGATCCTGTAGTGCCTTGCGGTCCAGTGCTGCCTTGAATTCCTGTAGGTCCAGTGCCGCCTTGTGGTCCACTTGCTCCAGTGGGTCCAGTTGTGCCTTGTGGTCCTGTGTCTCCTGCAGGGCCAGTTGAGCCAGCGGGACCAGATGCTCCTGTAGGGCCAGTTGAGCCAGCGGGACCTGATGCTCCTGTAGGTCCCGTGTTTCCCTGTAGTCCTTGTGGGCCAGTGGTGCCTTGAATGCCTTGTGGACCTGTTGCACCTGTAGGACCTGATGAGCCAGTGGGTCCTGATGCTCCAGTGGGTCCTGTGGTTCCTTGTGGACCAGTTGCTCCGTCTGGCCCTGATGCACCAGTAGGGCCAGTAGTGCCTTGTGGTCCTGTTGAGCCAGTTGTGCCTTGTGGTCCAGTTGCACCCGTAGGGCCACTGCTACCTTGTGGTCCAGTGGCACCAGTTGCACCAGTAGGTCCTGTTGCTCCTGTGGGGCCAGTAGAGCCCTGTGTTCCTTGTGGGCCAGTAGAGCCCTGTGTTCCTTGTGGGCCAGTTGAGCCAGCAGGACCGCTGGGTCCTGTTGCACCTGTGGCACCTGTGGTCACAATGGCATCGTAATTGATCACAATGTTGCTGATGGTTTCATTGATTACAATGTTGCCGCCAGTGCTGTCGTAGTCAGTGATGGTAATATTACCACCAGGCGTGTATGGTGTGATATTGATTTCTTGTGTCATATCACGCAGTCAGTGGTGTGTAGCCTGCATAGGTAGTAGGATCACCTATAGCAACATCTGGTTCATAGCATTGGATAAATGCCCAGCGATGTGTGAATGTTTGTGTGGGTGTGCTGTTGATGGTCCAGGTAAAACCAAACACCACAATGGGAATGTTTTTACGTGCATCTGGGATAATAGGGCCTGGATACATTTGAGCAGGGAATGTGACTTTTACAGTGCCTGTGGCAGCATCTATTGTGACAGGCACATTGTCGCCTGTGATATCTACCTTGGCAAAACTGCCAATGATAGTTGAATTTGCAAAGTTTGGGGCACCTGTGTAGCGATTGAAACTGATTTCATCAACCACTAAGGTTTGGTAATCTGCGGACCAGGTCCAGCCAGTGATGTTTCTACCATAATTGTAAATCACACTGCGTTGCGTACTGGGAAATGCCTGTTCAATGATTAGTTGATCTGCACCACCAATGTATTGGTCAAATGTTAAAACTCCGTTAGCCATATGCTCCTCCTTGGGGATAGCACCCAGACTATGGCCTGGGCGATTTGTTATTTAGTAACTACGGCCGCACTACTACAATCAGAGGAGCCGTAATTCTATCAACTGTAAAAGTCAATTGAACTGTATTAGCGGCAGAAGATCCATAATACAATTCACTATGATACGTGCCTGGATTGAGATAACATATATTTTCACAATCTAAATCAGAAAATGAATCTATATGCCAGGTAGTGGTGTATCCTCCACTGATTTCAGGAACATTACTAATTGGGTCTCCTGCACCAAATACTCCACCTGTGTAATGAATATATCTTATACCTAAGTTGTTTTCAACATAACTGGCGGGTATGATACCAAAGTTAGCACTCAGTCTTGCATAATAATATCCTGCTGTTGTCACTGTCCAAGCAAGTGTAGCACCCGCAGTTACTAGATTTAGATCATTGACAGTAGGCTCAGGAATTAAAGGCAAATTGTCCAGGTCAATATTGGCTTGTATCACACGTGATGAACTACTGGCACTGGAAATTTGACTACCCACTGAATTGGCAAGATTGCTGTTGCCATTCATGTAGGTGTCAAGTCCTTTCAGCAGTGCAGTCAAGGCCAACTGGGTGGCAATTGCTCCTCCTGCTGTGTTTAATAGTCCAGTTGTGCCTTCTTGGATAGCATCAGTGATCTGTGTAGGACTATACACTGTGCTGGCCACTGTGCTGTATTCACTGCTGGTGGTGGAATTGATACAACGTGTTTTCACATAGAGATTACCTTCCTCCGCATTGTTGTAGGTAAAGGTCACTATTTCATTTGCCTCAAACACATCTGTACCAAACGGCGTCAACGTGCCCAACAAGGTAAACTCAGAGTTGTCAATAGATGACCAAAATTCCATACCTTCAACAATACCTGCCAGGTTGGTTGGATCAGTGCCATCTGGTACTCTGCTGGCAATTTCAATTCTGGGATTGGGATCATCTTCAAATTTGGTAATCACAGGAGTTCCTGGCTTGCCAATCATGCCCTGTGTGATCAAGCCATCTGCATTGGTTCTTGTGTAGCGATACAGATCAGACAGGTCGTAAACACTATCACTGTATTCCAGTGCAGTGATATCAATCACAATGGTGCCATCTGCATCTGCTTCCTCCATGCGTATGATTCTGAACTCTTTGTTGGTAAAGCCATACACTGAGTTGGTCACTGTGACAATTTGTCCTGCTTGCAAATTAATTTTGGAATAGTCAGTTCTGAAAGTGATAATCTTATCCAAGCGACTCTGCTTGAGTTCAATCAGGCCCACAATCTGTGCCTGAATAGGTTCATTCATCACAGGCAGGTCTATGGTCAAACAGTTGTCTGGTTCGTTCACATTGCGGTCTTCTGCTGGTATTTCAATTTTGATAAAATCCATTTGATCTGCTAGATCTCTGTGTGGAAATTTAACTTCAACTGAATTGTAAAAATCAGCCAGGCCTGTTCCGCTGAGATTGATACCGCCAATGATGTTGGTGTCATCAAAGTCATGCACAGGATCACCTGCACGATTGATCACCACAGACCATTTGCCATCCATTACATCATAGGTAATCCAGGTAGCACTGGAATTGGCAATCAACTCCAGATTTTGCATCACAGTCTTGCTGGTGTCAATCAAGCCGTTGATTTTGTATCTATATGGTAAAACTGAAGTTGCCATTGTTGTTCCTTAACTAATCTTAATAATGATTACGCCAGCGGCACCTGCTTGAGGATTTGAATTGGTTCCACCAGCACCTGTGCGTTGTCTTCTGCTGGTACCACCACCGCCACGATTTGAAATAGGCAATGTTGTACCCCAACCTCCGCCATTGCTGGTTGCCACAGACACAGCAGGATCTCCTGCTGTCAGAGTGTAGCCACCTGCGGCTCCTGCACCGTACTGAATGTTTGCACCTGTTATGTTTGAAATCAATCCACCACCGCCTGCACCTGTAATCCAAGGAGTACCACTTGGATTAGCATTGCCGCCTTGAGCCCAGGCAGTGTCATCCTGATTGCGGCCCGTGCCACCTGCACCTGCATGCAGTATACCTAGATAACTGTCACCTGAGGTATATTTAACACCTGCTTCACCATCTCCTGGAATATCACTTGTGGCAAAACTGTAGCCTGGCGTAGAAATACCTGTGCCTCCTAGAGGATTACCACCTTGACTCCAAGCAAGTTTGGTTGCGGTTGATTGCAGAATCATATATGAATCATTGCCTGTTATATTAGCACTGACTACGTTGCTGCCACCTGTGCCAATGGTCACATTGTATGTGCCAGGCTGAATAGCATCTGCAGTGCCGCGACTGGCATTTATTAATCTGGCCTGGCCACCACCACCTGCAATTGTACTGGTGCCTGCACCACCACCTGCCACAGACAAAATTGTTATGGTGCCATAGTAGGCCACAGTTGAATTAAAAGTATAGGTACTGGAAGTGGTTATGGTTGTGGTTTGTGGAGTAATTGCACCGCCTGTTTGCCCTGTCATTGTCAGTGTGGTGTTGACTTGATTGACATTGCCACGTTGTTGTGTGTATGTAAACGTGCCATTCTGAGCAGGGCCTGGCAAAGGTACAAACAGCATGTTTGAAAATTGTGAATTCACCGCAGACATGTTGCCTGTGAAACTGTAAGTGTTGCTGGCAATGGCAGATTCAAATGTGTTGCCAAAATTTCCCACTGTGCTGGCCAGTGTGATGGTGTAGGTCTGTCCAATGTCTGTACCATCATTGATAACAGGTGTTTGACTAGAAAAAATACTGTTGGTCTGATAACTCAAATATGTTCTTGCCACCATGTTTGATATTTCAGGATTGGTGCCTGCATTGTAAATTGTAACTGGATCATTGGTAGACATCACAACTGCATTGCCGTTGTCTATCTTACTAAGTGATACTAAAAATACCAAATCTGCTTGATAGTCCAAGGGTGGGGTGTACACAACATTGGCAGCATTGATTGTGTTTTTGGTGCTGGTAATGTTCCAACTAGTTCCAACATTGCTGCCATTCACAGTGAAATAGCCTGGATTAACAAATGTACTAGGAACACTTTGTGCAATTCCAAATGTGAATGATGAGGCAGTAGCACTGCCATCAATGATACTGGCACCTAAATTAAATGGTGTATCTTCTAAGAATGTTCCTGTATCAATTCTATAACCATTGGCATTGCCAATCATTGGCTGTGTCACTGTGGTAGAAAGTCCAGAAACATTACTGATCAAAGTGTAATCAAGTGTAAATGTTCCTAGTTGATTTGTTGCTGGCGTAAATGTAATACTACTCAAATGGCTATTGATTGCCAATTTGGATCCTGTCAGTGTCAACACTTTGCTAATACCATTGAACGACGAAGTACCACCCAGCACACCTGCAGAACTCATTGTACTGACAAACAATGTGCTACTGGGTGTCACTGTCAAACTGTATGTTGCATCAGGTGTGGTATCTACAATCTGAGGTTCATTGTCAATCACACCTGCAAAATTTCTTATGTAGATATATGATCCAGGTGTGGTTATTTCCAATGAATTGGTCACAGTGACTGAAACTGTCCAGGACTTTTCAATTCGTTCTGCTGTGTTGGCAGGATTCAAATAAGAAATACTAGCAGTGTAACTAAAGTTAGATCCTTGATCGTAGATCTGAATCAAAGGATTTTTAATTGCGTCCCAGGTAGATTCATTGATTGCTCCAGACATACGATATACTTTGTTGGAAATAATTGAAGCACTGACGCCAACTGGAGTACTAGGCCAAGTAAAAAGCACAGGCAATGGCACAGATGACAAATCAATTGTGTAGAACATTGCTCCAGGTGTGCTGAACATTTCTGTTATGTTTGTGCCCACAGGACTGACAAATTGATCACTTTCAATTATAGCCACGGATTGATTCACAGCAGTTGTTGGCGAAAAAGTTATAGTATAGTCGCGTTGATCTTGATACTCAACTCCTGTGCCTGCAAATGCATTTAATTGTTCTAAACTGTCCATGTTATCCTGCCTTTATATCTGCTGGTGCTATGCCTGCACCGTACATGGTGTTGGTCATCATATCGTACAAAACATCACCTGGCATGGTCATTGAGTTTTCTAAATCAAACGTCATATTGCCAACACCTTGAACGCCTTTTTCTTTTGAATAGGTAATTTTGATCACAACAAATGCCATGTTATCCAAAGTCCAATTGCTGTTCCAATTGGGCACAATGTTGTAAGCAGGAGTAGAACTGCCACTGAATCCTGTTGCAAATATCTGTGTGGCAGATCCTTTTTTGTAGCAGTAGACCTGCACCAGATCTCTGATACTCTTATCAACCTTGCCATCGCGATCTGTCATGTAGTCAGCAGTGATACCATCGCCTTTGAACACAATTCGTTGACCACTCCAGTAAACATTTTTCAAACTGATCACGCTGGCAACACCTGTGCTCAGCACTGTGCCTGTGTTTTCACACAGGGCATACACATAATACATAATTTTATTATCAGCAGTCATACGTGCATCAATCAAACTGCCGCCAAAGTTGGCTCTGCCATACAGCACAGGTATCTTGGCCTCTGTGTTGGCACTGGTCTGTATCCTTACACCTGTGTCCACAGGCATAATTGCGGCTGTGGCCTTGGCATTTGACGTGGCATCATTGCTTTTGGTCACAGACTTGGTGACCTTGTTCAAGGCCATGCCTGTCAGCACTGTTTTTAATATATTACCACCCAGTCCGCCACCTCCACCCAGGAAGCCGCCCACTGCACCAATTGCACTTTTACCAAAATCTACTACGTCATCTATCCAACTCATAACATCTCCTTAACCTTTGGGTGTTGGTGGTGCACCAAACTGAAAATTACTATTCACAACAGTAGGAACACGAGTTAATCCTAAATCCGCAGGATACCATTTGAGTTCATCATAGGGATTGGTTCTACGGCCACCCACTTTGTTTTTCAGCACACTTACAACACTTTGACAAACCAGTGTGACACTGAATGTACTGGTTCTGGCAGCCACATCGTATTCTTCTGTGAGACCATAATTGGCAATTAGGCCTTTGAACTTGATGGCAGGATTACCCGCCACTGGCAACAATGTTCCTGCGGGATTGAAGAATGCACGTTGTATTTCTATTGGACTGCCTTTGAATTGCGTGTTCAATACGCCTGTGACAGAGCCAGCAGGCACACCAGAGATAGTGACTGAAACTTCACTGTCAGTGATACGCACTTCACTGGCACTGCTGGTCACGCCTAACAAGCGTCCCAGTGTGGTGTAGGTCAAGCCATTCAGAGTGTAGTTTGTTCTGTAGTCACTGAGCAGATACGTGGTTCCAGGGCTTGTAATTTTTACAAACAGTGCAGGAAGTATTACCCTGTAGCCAGATAAATCCACGCTCATGCCACGTACTCCTGGAACACAAAAGGTCCAGACCATGACACTTGATTGGGACTAAAGATAGTCCATTCAGGAAAATCCACACACAGCACAGTGTAACTTTCATTTGTGCCAGGATTTACATTGCCATAATACCAAGGAAACAGTGCATATGGAATGGTTATCACTGCTGTCTGATACTTGTCCAGTGCAGTGGCAGCGGCAATGTTGGTTTTGAGATCACTCCAACGTGGACCATCTGGTACTCGCACTGTGATTCTCACAGGAGCCACTCCACGTGTGGCCACTCTGACAATACCACCACGTGTGGTAGTTGAAGCAACAATTTGCTTTTTATCCAGGCTGATTGATTCAGCAATATCTACAATCCATTGAAAACTCATCGCATTCCTCCAACGCTCTTGGCACCTTGTTGTGTTAGAGCATAAATTAAACTTGGATCACTGGCCAACATCTGTTGGAAACTTCTTGTGTCCACAGCATTGATTGTGTAGTACACATTGGTGCTGCCTCCCATTGGTGTCACTGAGGCAGGACCTCCTACAAATTCTGGTCCACGTTCACCTACAACGCCAAATCTACCTGATGGTATGTTTCCACCATTGGCAAAAAAGCCAGAGAATAAATCGCTTATGCCATCAAAGAAGCCTCCGCCACCTCCACCAAAGCCTCCACCTGATATTAGTCCACCAATTGAACTAACCGCTCCGCTTACTGCATTGCCAATTCCAGAGAATACGTTGCCAACAGAATCTTTTATGCCGCCAAAGATATTGCCAATGGTATCAAATATACCACCACCAGATCCACCTTGTTGTGATTGTGCACCACCACCAAACATGGCACCTGCACCACCACTGGAGTTGACATCATACACGTACATGGGACTGTTGGCACTTTGACCTCTGGTGGCACCACCACCTGCGGCACCACCCCCAAATAAACTTCCTAATCCTATTGCATCACCAAAACTGGCAAGGGTTGATTTGATCTGACTGCGTAGCAGTTCTTCTGCCATGTCTGCCACAAATGTTTTCCATTGGAACTTGCCTGTTTTGGCAAAGCCCACAATGGCATCTTCCA